TAGTTCAAAAGAATTTTCTAGCTTTACACAATTTTCTGCTTATTTTAAAGAAGGTATTTCTGTAAAAAGATTAATAGATGGGGGAACTGGCCCTACAAATTTATTTCCTGAAATTACTTTTGCTTTATTAACAGATCCGCAAATAGGTGCTGGAGATTTGATTGGTGTAAAATCAGTTGATGAAGAAAGAATGATTATTGCTGCTAAGTTTTGTAGAGCTAATAGGTTATTTTGGGACGGTGTTATTACAGACGAAAAGAATTTAAGAGAATTTATTTTTCAAAACGCTTCTTATTGTTTACTTGATTTTACAATTTTAGGAGGAAGGTTTGCTTTATATCCTTCTGTACCATTTGATCCTGTTACTTTTAAAATAGACGCAAATCAAAAAATACAAATAAAAGCATTATTTACTGACGGTAATATAAAAAGTCTTAAGGTAAGTTTTTTAAGCCCAGAAGAACGTCAAAATTTTCAAGGGTTTGCTACATATAGAAAAGAAAAAGAGAATGGTTTTGCTGAACCAAAAACTTTAGGTTTACGAGTTAAAGATGCAAAAGATGAAGATCCAAGAGAAGCTTTTGATCTTTCTATATTCTGTACATCTTTTGAACACGCTAGTACATTTTTAAAATATGCATTAAAAACAAGAGAACTTATAGATCATGGTATTTCATTCCAAACAACACCACAATCTGCAATGCATTTAGCACCAGGAGATTATATTAGATTACATTCAGAAGCTACTCATACCAGTAGGTTTGCAAATGGTATTGTTACTGATGATGGTGTAATTCAAAGTCAAACTTCTATTACTAATGGAACGCAAATTATATTCTGGAAACCTGGAGATTCTGATGTTTCAAATCCTACCGCTATAGATATTGAAAGTAATGGATTAGCAGCAAGCAGATTTAGAGGATGTGTATTTACTGTTCCTGATACAAGTACAACTGATAGAGTTTATAAAGTTGAATCTATGACCTATGCAGAAGATGGTTTAATTGAAATATCAGGAAGTCATACTCCTTTAACAGCAAATAAAACTTTAGCAATATTAGATTATTATAATGATGGTGATGACCCATCGTTCCATACGGTTGCTGAATAATGGCTACAGAACATCCTTTTCCAAATGTAAAACCTTCCTCTAGAAGTTATACCCCTGGAACGTACCCACAGACAGAGTTTGTTGCACAGAATGGTGCGAAGACTGTTATTAGGTATGGAAATAAAAAAACAGATGCAAAATTAAGTTTAGGTTTTACAAATATTACTGATGATAATGCGTTATTAATTTTAAATTTATATGAAGAGATAAATTCTGATTATGATTACATATCTTTTACATCTGCCAATGCTTTAGCTGGTGTTAATTCTTCAAATTTAATTAACAATATGGCCGAAAAAGATTCAAATGGTGTAAAACTTAGGTATCGTTTTGATGGTCCTCCTAGTGTATCGAGTGTCAGACCTGGCAGATCCAATGTGCAATGTAAATTTGTCGCTTGCCTCGATGGGGATTAGAATGTATTTAAAATTTACTTAAGACAATGGCTGGCTTTTACTCAGGACAGGATGGTGAATTACTTGTTAATGGTAGTAAAGCTGCCAAAGTAAGATCTTGGTCCTTTTCATTTAACCAAGCAGTTTTAGAAACTGTTTCTTTAGAAGATACTGATAGAACTATTATTCCAGGAACAAGAAGTTATACAGGTAGTGCTAGTATTTATTATTATCAAGACAGTAGTGGCAGTGGTTCTGGGCAATTAAGCACTATAATTTCTAACATTGTAAAAACTGGTAGTAGTGCAGGTGATGGTGTTAATGCTGAAAGTACTGCAATTACTTTTAAATTAAGAGTAAAAGATGGTAGTGCTGAAGGTAGATTTATAGAATTTTCTGCAATACCTAGTAGCTTTAGTATGACGAGTTCTATTGGTGAAGTGATGGCAGCAGATATTAGTTTTGAAGTAAATGGAGCACCTACTGGCCTTGCTTTATAAATGTCTATATATTTTGGATCGACAGGTTTTATTGAGTTAAAACGTGATGCCTTAAATTCTGACATTGCTTCATCTTTAAACCCTGCTGATGTTAATACAACTAAGAAAAGATTTTCTGTAGAGAATGTCGTTGGATCGTTAATTACAGGCGATCAGATTGAAATAGATACTGTTGATAAAAGTAATTTAGAATTATTATCTGGTCATAATTTTCCTGATCTTCGTAAATATATTCATATTGATGATGTTGGTGGGATTAAATTATATGATACGTTTGCTGCTGCCTTGGCTGGTGAAGTTGCAGATGCACTTACATTAACAGCACCTTCGTCTACAAAAGATATACTAATACGCACCAGAAATACTAGGTTTAGACCCCTTGCCAAGATTACTGAATTTGAAATTACAACAACAAGAGATACCGTTGATGTAACAAATTTAGGAGAAGAATTTAGAAGACAATATGAAAATGGACTTATATCAGGACAGGGAACGATACAAACAATATGGCAACATAGAAACTTTCAGAATGATACAACTGAGTTTTCTAGCCCAGAATTTCCTGTCTATTTAAGTCAACTGTTGGTGCGTATGCAACAGGGAGCAGATTTTGAAGGTAGGTTTTATGTTTATTACGATCCAAGTCAATCTTCAAATAGTGTGTGGTATCAATCAATGTGCATTGTTACTAATGTAGCTGTTAGTGTACCTGCAAGTGGATTGGTAGAAGCAAGAATAGAATTTGTAACGAATGGTGAGATAAGATTACATAACGGAGTTCCACCATCCTTNCTATTACAAGAAANTNCTGATAAAATATTGCAAGAGGATGGAGATGGTATTTTACTTGAAGATGTTTAAAATTAGATTTATGATGTACTTAAAGGTTATTTGACATGGCTGATCTACAGATTACACAACTACCAGAATTAGCGTCAGCCAACCTGCAAGCAACAGACCCGATTGCAGTTGCTGATGTCAGTGCAACAGAAACGAAGAAAATAACTGCAAAGAATTTAGTACAAGGTGCTTTTGGATTAGTAGATGCAGCATCAATACCAGCTACAGCACTTAGTTATCCATTAACAGCAGGTCAAATTGTAACGGCTTCTCTTGCTGATAATGCAGTTACTAATGCAAAAATTACAGATGCAACTATAGCTGGGGCGAAGTTAGTAAATGATACGATTACTGCTACTCAAATAGCAGCAAATGCTATTACTTCTAGTGAACTTGCAGATAATGCAGTAGATACAGCAGCAATAACAGACTTAAATGTTACAACAGGTAAACTAGCAGCAACAGCAGTAACGACTGCAAAGATTGCTGATAGTGCTGTTACTTTTGTAAAGACTAATTTTAGTGATGGTGATATTCCTGGAGCAAAGTTAACATCTGCTTCTGTCACCTCAACTCAGATTGCAAATAATGCTGTAACTGCAACTGAGTTAGCGGACAATGCAGTGGATACTGCTGCTATTGCCAGTACTGCTGTTACAGGAGCAAAGATTGCTTCAGATACGATTACTTCTGGTCATATCGCTGCCAATGCTATTGGTTCGTCAGAACTTGCTGACAATGCTGTAGATAGTGGAGCGATTGCATCAAATGCTGTTACGACTGCCAAAGTTACAGATTTAAATATTACTACAGGAAAGTTAGCTAATAATGCAGTTACTGCTGCAAAGATTACTGATAATACAATAACTGCAACACAGATTGCTGCTAATGCTGTTGGTTCTAGTGAATTAGCAGATAATGCTGTTGATACGGCTGCGATTGCAACTTCTGCTGTTACTGACGCAAAGATAGCATCAGGAATTGCAGGTACAAAAATAACAGATGCAACTATCACAGCAGCTAAATTAAATACCTCAAACTTAGATAGATCATTAAATGTAGCATCAGGTAACTTAGGAATTAATAATGCAGTAACAGGTGGAGCTTCTGCTAGAAATGGTATTACATATAATGCACAGGGATTAATTACATCTACAGCAGCATTAGTTGCAAGTGATATACCAGAAGCTACAACATCAGCAGTTGGTGGTGTAAGCGTTCCATCGGCAGGTGGTCTTACTGTTAATAATTTAGGTGCTGTATCAATAAATAATACTGTTACTGGAACAACAAGATCAGGTATTACTTTTAATAATCAAGGATTAATAACTGCTTCTGTTGCTTTAGCTGCTTCAGATTTACCAGTAGCGACAACAACTGCAATAGGTGCTATTTCTGTTCCTACAGCTTCAACTCCATTAACAGTATCAGGTGCTGGTGTTCTTTCTATAGCAAATAGTGGAGTTTCAGCAGGTACTTACACAAAAGTTACAGTATCAACAAAAGGTATTATTACAGCAGGTACATCTTTGGTTGCTAGTGATATTCCAAGTTTAGCTGCTACAAAAATAACAACAGGAACATTTGGTACGAATTTCCTAGCAAATGATTCTATAACAATGGATAAGTTAGCAAACTTATCTACTGGATTTATACAAGAAGCTTCTCCTGATATAAGTAACTTACCTTCAGGTGTTTTCTGGTTACAAGAATCAACAGGACAATTAAGAATATTTAACGGTAACAGTTTCTTCTCTGTTGGTTTTGGACGATTAGCAGAAGAAAACCTTAGATTCTGCGGAACATTTAATGCTACTAACGGTCTTATCGTTACTCTTACAGCCTTTGGAACATCAGCAGGTTTCACTGTTAGTAATGCAATTCCAGCAGGTACAGCAACCTTAACTGGTGCTTACTTTGTTTGTGTAACTCCTGGTAACGGAACAGCAGTCGTACCTTCTACATCATTTGATGCTGGAGATTGGTGTTTATGTATGGGAGCAGATAACTGGGATAGAATTGACACATTATCAGGCCCTGGTAGTGTTTCTAGTCTTAATGATTTATCTGATGTAACAGTCTCAAGTCCACAGACAGGACAGATATTAGCGTACCAAGCAAGTGGTCAATTTGCCAATGTCGCAGTACTTAGTGGAGGAACTTATTAAAATCGTGTACACTTTATTTAAGACCGTTAAGTAACAGCAATGCAAATCAAATTAAAAAATAGTGTTGTTCAAGATTCAGCCCCAAGTACATCTGATCTTCCTGAAGTTGGTGAACTGGCGGTAAATGGAAATATAAATAGTATTGGTGGCTTTATGCGAGCCAGTGATAATAGTATCGTAAAAATATTTGGCCCAGGATCTGTTACTACACCTACTGCTACAACTACAGTTTCAGGTATATCTGAGTTAGCTACTAATGCAGAAACAACAACAGGATCTGCTACAAATAGAGTTGTAACCCCTGCTGGCTTAAATGCGGTAACGGTTGCAGAACGCTCCACATCAAACAGTACTTATCTTGCGTTAGCTGGTGGTACTTTAACGGGGGTAGTTGCTGCTACTGCTGGAAGTAACTCAGCACCTTCTATACATTTTGGAGATAGTGATAGCGGAATATTTGGTGGAACGAATACTGTTAGTTTGGCTGCTGGGGGAACAACAAGATTAACTGCTGATACTGGTGTTGATATAACTGGTACGTTAGCTGTTACTGGAGCTATTACATCTACCAGTGATCTGACCATTGCAGATAAGATAATTCATGCTGGCGATACTAATACTGCTGTAAGATTCCCTGCTGCCGATACTGTTTCTGTTGAGACTGGTGGTAATGAAGCACTAAGAGTTGATAGTTCACAGCGTTTGCTTGTTGGTCATTCTTCGTCAATAAACAGTGATGGTCTTAGTTCTAGTTTACAAATATCTGGAACTGGGGGTGATGATTCTTCATTATTATTAAGTAGATTTTCGGCAAATATTTCTAATCCTAATCTTGTTTTTGCAAAAAGTAGAAATGCTACTGTAGGTTCTAATACTATTGTTCAGTCTGGCGATATTCTTGGTGGAATTCAATTTCATGGTAATGATGGATCTGGTTTTCATCAAGCAGCTTCTATTGTGTCAAAAGTAGAATCAGGTGTTGATAATAACGATATGCCAGGAAGTTTGGTATTCAGCACAACGGCTGATGGTGCTGTTTCTCCTACGACAAGATTAACAATAGACAGTACAGGAAAGGCTACGTTTACTGAAGATGCAAGTGTAAACAGCGTAAATATCGGTAAAGGTGCAAACTCTGTTGCAGGTAACACTGTTCTTGGAGAAAGTGCTTTAGATGCTTCTGTTAGTGGTGGAAATAATACTGCTATTGGTAAACAGGCTTTAACTACACTTACAAGTGGTACTAATAACACTGCAATAGGTAGGCAAGCATTACTTTCAACAACAACTGGTGGTTTTAATACAAGTCTAGGTGAAAGGACTTTAGTATCAAACTCAACTGGAATACAGAATACAGCAGTAGGTTCTGTTGCATTATTTGCCAATACAACTGCCAATAATAACACTGCGGTTGGTTTTAATTCATTAGTTTCAAACACAACTGGAACGCAGAATGTGGCTGTGGGTGCTAATGCTCTAGATGCAAACACTACTGCAAATAATAACACTGCTGTTGGATATAATAGTCAAACAAATAACACAACTGGTGCGTCTAATAGTGCTTTTGGAGCAGGTACTTTACAACTAAATACTACAGGAGGTTCAAATACAGCAGTAGGTAATAACGCTTTACAAAGTAACACTACCGCAGATAATAACACTGCTATTGGTCTTTCAGCTTTAGCAGCAAACACAACTGGAACGCAAAACGTAGCCATAGGTTCTAATGCTTTAGATGCTAATACTACAGCTAATAATAACGTAGCGGTAGGACACAATTCACTATCAGCGAACACCACAGGAACAAAAAATAATGCTTTAGGAGTAGGGGCTTTAACAAGCAATACAACAGCCGATAACAACACTGCTATTGGACACGAAGCGTTAACAGCAAACACAACTGGAACAAAAAACGTAGCCGTAGGAGCCAATGCTTTAGATGCTGCAACTACCGCAAATTCTAACGTGGCTATTGGACATGATTGTTTAACTGCTAATACAACAGGTGAACAAGGGGTTGGAATAGGACAGCAAACACTTGCAAGTAATACAACAGGAAATTTTAATACGGCAGTAGGTAGGAGTGCCTTAAACGCAAACACAACGGCATCTAATAACACTGCGGTTGGTTATTTTGCACTTGATTCAAACACAACTGGAGATTTGAACGTAGCTGTGGGAGCTAATGCTTTAGATGCTAATACTACAGGTAGAAGAAGTGTTGCTGTAGGTTATCAATCTTTAACAGACAATACAGAAGGTGAATTTAATACAGCAGTTGGCTATAAATCACTAGAAAATAATACAAGTGCGGATCATAATGTAGCTGTTGGTTATCAAGCTCTTGGAGCAAACACAACTGGAATTGAGAACGTGGCGGTTGGTAGTTTAACTTTAGATGCTGCTACTACTGCCAGTTACAATACTGCTTTAGGTTATGCTGCTTTAGGAGCTAATACAACAGGAACTGAAAATACTGCATTAGGAAATAGAAGTTTAGATGCAAATACTACTGGTAGCAATAACACTGCTGTAGGTCAAGCTGCACTTGGAAATGCAACAACAGCTTCTAGTAACACAGCAGTAGGAGATGATGCCTTAACATCAAACACAACTGGAGCTTCTAACGTAGCTGTAGGAGCTAACGCCTTAGATGCTCATACAACAGGCTCAGAAAATACTGCTGTAGGTAAAGACGCATTAGGAAGTAATACAACAGCAAGTGACAATGCTGCTTTTGGAATGAGGGCTTTGTTTGCTAATACAACAGGAACAGCGAATACTGCCTTAGGCAAACAAGCACTAGATGCTAATACTACAGCTAGTAATAACACGGCTGTTGGTTATAGATCATTACTATCAAACACAACTGGAACAAGCAACGTAGCTGTTGGTGCTTTCGCTTTAGATGCTAATACAACAGGAGTATCAAATATAGGAATAGGTTATGCTGCTTTAGGATCAACTACTACAGC